AAATACTCAAATTGAAAACGGAAGGTTAATTCCAAAAATGGGGGGAAAAAATCTCCCCAAAAATTTTACTCCAAAGAGTTTTTCATAATAATAAATAATGACAGATGCTTTCCTAAATGGAACTCTATAATTCTTCTTCGGACTACTTGTTTAATTTACAAGCAACAAGTTCATCAGATGCAAAGAGAATGTGGAGACAATCAATCAAAGATAAATGGAAACATAAATGTGCTTATTGTGAAAGCACAGAATATCTAACAATAGATCATATAGTTCCACAATCAAAAGGTGGAAGTGATTTTCTTACAAACGTATTATGTTGTTGTAGAAGGTGTAATAACTCTAAGTCTCATATTAATTGGGAAGAATGGTATTCATCACAAGATTTCTTTACAGAAGAAAGATATGATGTTATAATGAAATGGATGAAACCACAAACGAATTCTAATCTATATAAGTATAAACCAAGAATGAATACGTCAACTTAATGGAATCTGAAAGTTTTATGCCCTTATTATACGTAAGGGCATTTATTATCTCAAATCTAGCAATTATTATCCCTATTCTTTTTATCTTATGACTTTTACAGTTTATTCCAAAGATGGTTGCCCATATTGCAGTAAAATCGAACAGGTGCTACAATTAACAAACCTTGAGCATGTTGTCTACAAACTTGGTGAGCACTTTGATAGAGAAGCATTTTATTCAGAGTTTGGAGAAGGATCTACATTCCCTCAAGTTATTGTTGATGAAAATCATATTGGAGGATGTACTGATACAATTAAGTATCTAAAAGAACAAAAAATAGTTTGATGGACAATGAAGAAAATAATCTAAATAAAGATGAACCCCAGATGAATCGGGGGTTTGAGTTGTTAATTAGAGATAGGAGGAGAAGATCATTAGCACCAAAAACTTTTCAACTGAAGTTTGGTAAAATGATTTCTCTTCTTCGAAGAGAGATACACATTCACTTTGACTTTCATTTCGATATTCAGAAAAAGTAACTCTTGGAGAAAAAAAATGTTAGCAGTAGCACTCACAATCGGAACATTGGTTTCAATCTTGTTCTTTTTTGTAGGAGGAGTTGTTGGTTGGTTAGCAAGAGAAAATTCGTATCAAGTTCAACCAGTTTATACTCATCCAGAGATGTTTGACCAAAATGGGAATGTATTTCCCGATGAAATCTTAGCCGTGAGGTTCGAAAATAACTATGACGCAGACGATGACGACGAAGACGAAGAAGACTGAAACTCTTCCACCAAATCCTTTTGTTTTTGAAGTTTTGGAACTTGTTTCAAAACAAAGAAGTAATGTTAAAAAGGTTGAAGTGCTCAAAACTTATGAGCACGATTCTCTCAAATCTATTTTGATTTGGAACTTTGATGAAACTGTAATTTCACTTCTTCCAGAAGGTGAGGTACCATATAGTGATATTAAAGATCAGAATATTTACTCTGGTAACCTTTCTGATAACCTGGTTAAACAGGCAAATGGTGGAGAGGCAGCAATTACACAAGATCTTAGTGGTGAAGGTAAGACTTCATTGAGAAGAGAATATCAACATCTATATCATTTTGTAAAAGGTGGTAATACTACACTCTCTACAATTCGTAGAGAGTCAATGTTTATCAATATTCTCCGTGGATTACATCCAAAAGAAGCAGAAGTTCTTTGTCTTGTGAAAGATAAAAAACTTTTTGATAAGTATAAGATTACAAAAGAACTTGTGTCTGAAGCCTATCCAGATATTATTTGGGGTAACCGTTCGTGAGATCAGTTGTAAACAGAGCAGAAGAAACAATGAAAGATCCTGAAAATGAAGAAAGATCTGTTGTTCCTGCACAATATAGGTGTGATATTCTTTTAGAGAAGACAACACTTGAAAAAGTGCAGGATCCATCCTTTCCTATGGATGCATATTTAATATGGTACCTTGATGAAGGTAAGGAGCATATTGATCTTTGTAGAACTCAAAAAATATCAAGTCTTTTTGATATGTATTATGATAAGTATGGTCCTGGATCAGTTCAAAAAATTGATTTTGGATACGGAAGAACTAACCCCAAGGTATGGGGATACAAACAACCAGAGAAAAAGAAAAAAAGATGAGTGAAGGTTTTAATGATGGAAAGGTAAAGGTCAATGTAAATGTTGATGAAATAGATATAATTCTCAAAAAATATAAAAAGTTAAATAAATATAAAAAGTCTGCTCTTTTTGCTGTGAAAACTATTGACGGGACTGAAAGTATTATCACTTCTCTAATCAAAGAAGCACAGGAGGATCCAGTAGTCTAATGGGAAACCACACTCTTTCTTACATAGAACGATGAATTTCGATACTGTTTTCATTTCTGATGTTCATTTAGGAACGAATAGATGTGATACTGAAAAGTTTTTAAAGTTTTTAAAAGAACTTGATACAAAAAAACTTGTAATGGTTGGAGATATATTTGATATTGCCTGTATGGAACACTACGGGACGAGATGGAGAAGAGAACATACTGAATGTATTCATCAGATTTTTAATCTTGCAAAAAAAGGAACAGAAATAGTTTATATACTTGGAAATCACGAATCACAACTTCGTCGTTATTCTGGATTTATACATCACAATTTTAGTATTGTAGATCAATATGTTCATATAGATGCTAAAGGAAATAAGTTTCTTTGTGTTCACGGAGACAAGTATTCTGAATATTCTTCTGGTTCATGGAAACAATTGATGTTTAATAAAGGATATGAAATCATTAGCCCGTTGAGTTTTTGGTTAGAAAGATTTTTTAAATTCTCTTTGGTTTATTATTTAAAGAATAGTATTCGTGGAAAAAATTATATTAATCAATATGAAACTGATATTGCATACTATTGTTCTCAAAAAAGTCAAGAATACTCTGGAGTAGTGTGTGGTCATATACATTCTGGTAATATTCGTAATTTTGATGAACTTACATATATGTGTTGTGGAGACTGGTGTGATACTTGCTCGGCAATTTTAGAAAAAAATGGAATATACTGCTTACAAAAATACTAAAAAATTATAAAGAGAGAAACTTGACTTTCTCTCTTTTTTTGTCTATAATTATAACGAGATATTTAAACTTATGAACCGAGATAAACTTAAAATCATCATCAAAAATCTTGAACTTCTAACTCAATCACTCAAAGAAGAAGTGTATGCTGATACCTCTGCGTATAATTGTAGTCAGATTCCATCACGCATAGGAGAATTGGACGATTATGATGAAATTTTTGAAGATGATGACTGATGAGATATAAAGAAACAATTCGTCTCATTAAAAAAGCACTCAAAACTCCAGAATTATACTCCGAAGAAGAGATTCTTTATATGAGAAAATCATTGGATAGTGCCTTACTCAATCTTGCTCGCAAAAAAAGCATCAAAAAACAAAAAGGATTTGGATTTTCAAATGAAACCTAACGTTAAACTTATTTCTATAACCCCAAATGCAGAAAAGACAATGGCTTATATTGCCAGAGTCTCAAATCCTGCTAATCAAGAAAACGAAAACTATTCTAAATTACTTGGTTATTGTATCAAGCATAATCATTGGAGTGTCTTTGAACAGGCACATATGACACTTGAGATTGAAACAAATCGTGGTATTGCTGCTCAAATACTACGTCATAGAAGTTTTACATTTCAAGAGTTCTCACAACGTTATGCTGATACAAATCTTTTAGCAGAAGAAATACCATTACCAGAACTTCGTAGACAAGATACTAAAAATCGTCAAAATTCTATTAATGATATTGATGAAGAAAAGTTATTCGCAATGAATAAGATGATACGTCATTTGTTTGTTGACGCACAAGACACTTACAACTATCTTTTGGAACAAGGAGTAGCAAAAGAATGTGCAAGGTTTGTACTACCCCTGGCAACTCCTACACGTCTTTATATGACTGGTAGTTGCCGTTCTTGGATACATTATATAAACCTTCGTTCAGCACACGGAACTCAAAAAGAACATATGGATATTGTAGAAGCAGTTCGTTGTATTTTTATCTGGCAGTTTCCAGGTGTTTCTAATGCGTTGGAATGGGTGAAATCTCCTGAATGTTCTGAACTCACTGAATCCTACGATGCCCCTTCTATTAGATTAGAATAAATACTCACATACAAAATGGAGAAATGAATTGGCAATTTATCCGATTATTCATAAAGAAACAGGTGAGACTAAAGTAATTGAAATGAGTGTTCATGACATTACTGAATGGTATCAAAATAACCCAGAGTGGAAAAGAGATTGGCCGTCTGGATGCGCAAGTTCAGTAGAGTTAGGTGAAATTTATGATAGACTGAAAAAAACTAAACCAGGATGGAATGAAGTACTTTCCCGCGCATCAAAAGTACCAGGATCAAGAGTAAAACCTATCTAAAAATATGACAAGAAAAAGAAGGAGTAATGGAAATCAACCCCCTGCGGTTGGATTAATGTCTAAGTTGTCTAAAAGAAAAAAACCAATTGGTCAAGAACTACTTTTAGATATTGAACCACTTACTGACAATCAAAGAAAACTATTTGAGTCTTATGATGCTGGTAAGCACTTAGTTGCTCATGGTGTTGCTGGTTCAGGAAAGACCTT